AGAGAGAGACGCATACCCGGATGCTGTAGGGTAGATGTTCTTAGCCTCGGTCAGGTTCCCAGAAACCCCTGGCCGATCTGGTGTCCACTGACCAAACTGGATTCTCACGCCCACACCCTGACAGGATTAGCAGGAGTTACCTGATACTGCACCAGACTGGCAGGAGTCGCCTGATCTGCTTTCAGCCTGACGTTAACGTGCCAACCGTCGAGCGCCGCCATCTCAGGTTGCTCGCCCATGTCAGTCGTGATCGTCTTGCCGGTCGGCTTGTAGATCAGGCCCACAGTGTCGATGCTGGCATTGACTGGAGCATACCCGGCTGGCTGGAGGATGTTGCCTTCAGCATCCAGCAGCGCCATTGTCTCTGTCAGCAGACCAGCAGCGAGCAATGCAGCGTTGGCAGCGTCAGCGTCGGTGAAGCGTAGAAACAGGTCGTTCCAAGACGGGACGGGTGGGGAGAGGGGGAGGTTGTCAAGCATGGTGTCCTCACGCGGTCAGTTGTGGCCCAGACCGTCTAGGCTTGTTGATTGGTAGATCGGCGGTTTCAGCCGCCCAGATTTTGCGATGCCTGATCAGCGACGCGAGTGATGATGCCACTCCGTATTCAGTAGCAATCTCTCTGTTTGTTCTCGTGTCAGTATAAATCGCTCTTACCTGCTCACGGGATAGCTTTGAGATCGGATTTTGCTCGCCGTACGTTCGCTTATCACGCCCCTTGGCAATCATGTCATGGTTGTTCTCAAGCGAAGTGCCCAAGAACAAGTGATTAGGATTGACGCAGGATGGATTGTCGCAGCGATGACACACCAGCTTGTCGGCATCATCAATGCCATACGTCAGAAAGTAGGCCACGCGATGCGCTCGGAAAAGCCCGCCTGGATTAGCTCCAGCTTGAAACAACCCATAGCCTCGCTCGTGCTTTGCGCCAGTCCATTCTAGGCAACCGTTTTCACGCAAGACAGATTTGCTCCAGAAGCGAGCAATGCGCTCCTCCGTCATGCGCTCATTGAGACGCTCAAGCGGTGAGTGCTTGGAGCTCTGCATTTTGGAGCCTCCTCGGAAAGTATGCGATGCGGCGCAGGTGTCCGTTTAGCCGACGGCCCTCGTTGTCGTTGCCAAGCAGCACTTGATCAATAGTTGGAACCGCCGATGATGTATCCGTGGCAACAGCTGCACCATTTCCACTAATTGCATAATCATTGAGCTTGTATGCAAAAGCAGTTTTGGCAACTGCATTATTTGCATACATAGCACCTCCTGATGATATGCCGTTTACTGTGACTGAATTGCTTACCAAAGCATATAAATTAACAGCCGACGAAATCACACCAAGCGCAAAACGACTTCCAGCTAAATTAGAAGTCAAATTAGGTTCTATTAGAGTTGACCAAGCTGATGAAGTGTTAAACGCATCTGCTTCGACAAAGAAACTTCCTTCCACGCTATTAAACCACGGCGACAACGTATTCACACTCGCAACATCCGCGCTTCGTGTGACGGAGCTGGCGATTGTGGGGATGTAGCTGGTGGCGAAGGATCCGGCTTCCAGTTGAGCGCCCCAGAGGTGAACAGAGGTGCTTAATGTATTACTTTGAAGTCGGCTTGCTGTGCTACTTGAAATTAACGCAAAATTAATGTTTTGCGAAAGCGCGTCACCAGTCACCATTGTGCATCTATACCAACCATTGCCAACGACGGTAATTGTCGTGGCTCCAGTGTTTAAGCCTTTGCTACCGACCGCACCGTTGGCAAGGTCAAAGTTTGCATAATCGTTATTTGTGTAATCAGTAAAAACTTGAATAAAATTGTTGGTTCCAGCTTTGACGTAAAACGACAAAGTTTTCCCGCTGCCGACACCAGCGATCACCTGACCTATGTAATGGCCGCCGGAAGTGCCGTCTCCGGTAATAGTGTCAGCATTTACAGTTCCGTCAGGAGATGTTACAGAATTGGCGCTAACGCTAACTTTTGATGCGGCGGCAGTCCACGCAGCATTATTAAACTGCTCCGAGTACGTCAGCAGATTCTGCCGCTGCTCCTCCACCAGCAACCCCTTGGGAGCCAGCGTCACCGGGTCAAAATCGAACCTCGGGCCGTACACTGCGGCACTGGTGGTGGGCGTGTAGTCGAGAGCGTAGGGGCCGACAGCGAGTTGAGCGCCCCAGATAAGAGCAGATCCGGCAGCATTAACACCGTTAATGAATTTCGGTGACGATGGTGCTGAAGCAAATACGATAACGCATCGGTACCATCCGTTCCCCACCGATGTGATTGAGCTTGCCGTTAACCCTACCGAACTGGTTGCTACACCAGTCGATAAGTTAAAGTCTCCGTACTTAGAGCCAGTGTCATCCTGCAAACGTATCAATGGATCGCCAGAAACAGTTTTTGCGAAAACTGAAAAAGTGCAGATGAACGTGGTAGAAACACTTTGATAAATGCCGGAGGCATTAGCAGAAGTCCAAGTCAAAAGGTCTGCGGTAATCGTCCCGTCTGGAGCCGCGCCAGCGTTCGCGGTAACAGACCCAGAAGCGAATGCAGTCCAACTAGCGTTATCGAACGTCTGACTCTGCAAGATCAAATTATGCGGTGCATACTCCACCAACCCCGTAGGCCCGACCCTCGTGGCGTTGCTCGACCGGCTGAAGGTGATGATGTCCGAGAATGCTTTTTGAATGAGTGCCATGATTACCCCGCTACCAGATAGCGTCCGTATCCGTATGCGGGATCAGCGGTCGCGGCAATGTCGTATTGCGGTTCTACAAAGTTCAGATCCAGACTGGCATCCTGATAACTGCCCAGTGAACTGGCTTGCCCAGTAATGAAATCGAGTACTAGGCTCGGATCAAGTGCAAACAAAGCACTTGCCGGATCACCTCCACCGATGCCGGCTGTCGCACTGCGCGGCAATCTCAGGTTGATGCCGATCTGCATTTCAGATCAGCCCGACGATGTTGGTGGCCGTTGTGCCAGTCGCCCACACCCGTTTGGCCATCACCGGCAGGATCGTCCCTGCGACTGCGCCAACGAACGTCACCGCACCACCACCCGTGTCGCTGATCCGCAGATTGCCTGACCCACCAATGTAGAGCGCACGAACAGGCTGCACCAGATCGGAGTCAGCAGGAGTGATTGCAATGCAGTTGACAGCGCAACTGTCAGGTGTGGTAGAAAAAGGAGCAGCCATGATTTAACTCCAAACTTTGATTGCTAACTGAGATTTTGCCACAAATTTGAACCAGATGGTTGCTCTGTCCATGTGTTTACGCTTGAAGCGTTGTCAGTCCAAGCAATTGAGCCATTGACTTGATTTGTCCAAATGTTACCGCTTGGCATTTCATCTGTCCAAACATTAAATTCAGAACTATCAATCGACCAAACACCAAGCACAGACACCACACCAATACTACCGACAAGACCGAAACCAGTTACATCAAGATAGTTGTTGCTCTCAAGCGTTACAGTACCAAGAGCAGTGGTTCCTTGAACACCAGTAACAGGAACAACAACAAGGACAGTGACTGTGCCGGTTTGACATGTCGCAAAAACACCTGTCAGACTTACGTTAGCATCACCAGAGACAACTACAAAACCAGTTTGCCCTGTAGCAAAAACACCAGTAGAAATTACAACAATCGCATCAACCGGTACGGTAACATTACCAACCTGACCAGATGAAGAAACTCCGGTAATCAATACATTTGCTTCACCAACAACAGTAACAGAACCAGTAGACGCTGTTGCTGATACACCAGAAACCTGAACGCGAGTTGCATCATCCAGAATCCCTGAAAACGGAACTTCAGATAATGCGTAAAAACCAAACATTAAACGCCCTGCGGTTTAGTTAATAGCGCAATCAAAACCTCTTTCTGCTCGATTGTCAGATTACCGAGCAGGTCTTCAGGCTCAGACGCAATAGGCTCAGGTGCTGGCTCAAGCGTCCATACTTGCCGCCAAACTCCATGCTCATCCTGCTGCGGATCTTGTTCAACAGCAATCATGCCAGATGACCTGGGCATCTCTGTTGGTATCACCAACGGGATACCAGCATCTTCCAGAGCGGCAAGATTGACGTTTTGCGGGATCGACCCATCAGGGTTTAACAAGAATTGTTTTCGCATGACAACTTTTAGAAGAACGTGATAACGATGACATACCCATTAGCGCCATTGCCACCAGCACCGCTGTTGGTGCTACTACCACCAGCACCGCCGCCGCCGCCACCACCACCTGGGAATCCTCCAGCACCACCAGCACCAGCAGCACCAACAGAATTCGATGATCCTCCACCACCACCGGAACCACCAAAAAAATATGTCGTTGTCGCGCCACCAGCACCACCAGCACCGCCAGCAGATCCGGCAGTCCCGCCACCACCAGTCGTCGCTGTTGAACTAGAATTGATTGAACCACCTAAACCGCCAGCACTACCAGAGTTTTGGTTCGTATTTCCAGCACCATTTCCAGCACCGCCACCGCCGCCACCTGCTCCGTATGCGACTCTGCTGCCAGCAACTCCACTTGTTGTGTTTCCATTACCACCAGTATTCCCGTAAGCAGTGGTTCCAGTCGCATACACATTCAAGTTGCCGCCACCAGCGCCACCAGTACCTGCCGATGTTGACCCACCACTACCACCATCACCATTTCTGGCTACAACCCAACTACCAAAACTTGAGTTATTCCCAGGACTTCCTGATTGACCACTTGTGTCGTCAGTGGTTCTGGCTGCGCCGCCTGTCCCGCCTCCACCAACCGTCACAGTCTCTGTTGATCCAAGCAGTGATGCAGCAATGAACAGATCAGTTCGACCACCTGGGCCACCACCGCTACCACTAGCGCAATTAGCAGAAGCTACGTTCGCAGTGCCTCGCCTCCTACCAGAACCACCACCACCACCACCACCAAACACAACCACATAGACCATTTTGGCCCCGGCTGGCTTAGTCCAGTTTGATGTGCCAACGCTAGTGAAGTCTTGAATGTTTGCACTGGAGACGCCGGTAGCCCATGACGTATTCGTCCCATCGGTAGTTAGAAATTTCCCGCTGTTGCTAGTCTGGTTTGGTAGTAGTGCATTGATGGCAGCGTTAGCAGTAGACTGTCCAGTGCCTCCGTTTGCAATCGCAAGCGTTGCAGATGTTGCTGGCACAACACTAGACCCATCTACACAAACAGATCGCTCTGCCGGATAGGTGACAAAAACATCTTTGCTACCCGATCCCCAATTGACAGCAGATCCAGCGTTGCTGGACTCAAGGATCGTATCTCGGCTAAGAGTCGTGCCAGACGCTGTGTATGTCCCGATACCAACTTCCCAGTCAGTTCCATTAGTGACCGTGTAATAGGTCGTGTTGCCATCACCAACAACGGAAAACGATTGATAGCCAGTAACAGCACCTGCCAGCGTGTAAGTACCAGTGCTGGTGGTGGTCGTGGTTTCTTTTACACGATCTTTGAGGACAAGCGGCATAACTTACCCTCAAGCAATCCTGATGATTGCATTAGACGCATCAGCAACCGGGAACTGCACAACAAAGTTGCCATTCGTGCTGGTCTTGTCGGAACCAAAGTCCAACACCGCAATCGCTCGATTGCTCTTGCTGCTGTTGTAAATCAACGCACCTCTAGCAGTGAACGATGCAGTAGACCAAGTGCTGTCAGCAAAATCAACGATTGCTGTCGTCCCGCTAGTGCTGATTACAGCACCTGTGAGCGTGTTCCCGCCAGTGGTGTACCCATTACCATTGGCAACCTCATTTGTGGAGCTATAAACCGTTGTAGCGGCATCCAGAGACGCTGAAGAGGTGTACAGCGCGATCTTGATCGTATCAGTGTCGAGATCGTGCGTACCACCAAGGATCTCACCCTTGAAACTGGTGCAAAGTGCTTGCGTAATAGCCATGTTTACCTCTTCTGAACCGTCATCACCATCGGATTGCCGCTGTACTCTGCTTGCTCATCCGACACAGTAAGATCCTGCATCGACCGTTGGAACATTGCCGCCCAGGTCTGCAATCGAGCATCATTCATCAGATATGGCTCTGCTTCTGTCAGCGCACCATAAAGCAGAAGATCGGGACAAACACTCGTAAATGTGTTCGTGCTTGTGCTGTCACTCAAAAACGTCGGCGCAGCGTAATACAACATCCAAAGCGTGTAATTGCTGTCAGCTACAGGAGCAAACTGCATCTCCTCTGACAGGATGGTGTAGGCAACAGGCTTACCACTCTCAGTCACCCGCGCATTCCTGGTGAACGAAGCAGGAGACAGGTATCCGATGGGGATCTCTGGATTGCCATCCAGATACAAATTACGCATCTGGAGGAAGTCGCTTGGCAGACCGACAGTGCTATCACCACCAGTCATCGTCGTGCTAGACAGCTTCAGCATCTCTCGGATACGAAGCTGCCTCCGCAGACGGATCTCAGCCAGCCGGATGAAGTCAGGGATCTGGCTACTTAGATCGCTTCTTGCGAGATAGTTTGCGACTGCTGTTTTCAGGTCGCTGTAGGTTGCTAGGGCCATGTTTTACGTCATCCCATCCAAAGGTCTTGACGCCAATGTGTCCGATGTGCATTGACAGTTCATGGTCAACAAACACCGGAATGTCATTCTCCATGCACCGGACGCAGAACGTAACATCCTCACCGATG